ACCACGCTTGCAAGACCGCAGGATAGACAGGGGTACCCCTTAGAGGATAGAACAGGACACGAGCATGCCAGGCCCAGCACCAACACCGACCAACCTGAAGATCATCACCGGCAATCGCGGCAAGCGCGGGGTGAACAAGCAGGAGCCGGATCCCGAGTACCTGACGAACCTCGCCGCGCCGGCGTGGTTGTACCCGGAAGCCGCGGCGGTGTGGGCCGAGGTGGTACCAGGGCTGGCCAAGGCCAAGCTGCTCACCGTGATCGACGTGCCGCTACTGGCGATGGGTTGCGTGGCCATTGCCCAGTACCGCCTGGCGGCGCAAAAGACCGGCACGGAGCTGATCCGCGCCCCGATCGAGGACAAGGACGACGACAGCGAAAAGCCCGCGAAGGCGGAGTACATCAACCCCTGGATGATCGCCCAGTCGATGAGTTTCAAGCAGGCGATGGCGGTGTTCCAGCAATTCGGCATGTCGCCGGCGGCGCGCACGCGCATTGCCATCCAGCCGATGGGCGACCTTTTCAATGGCCAGGACAAAGCGGCGCCGTACTTCACCTGACCCGACCACCGCCTACGCCGCCGCAGTCTGCGACGGCACCATCCAGACCGGACCCCACGTCCGCAGCGCCTGCAAGCGCCACCTGGATGATCTGAAGAACGGCCCCGCTCGGGGCCTTTTTTTTGACCTTGAGTCGGCGGCCAGGGCAATCGCCTACTTCCGCGACGTGCTGTGCCTGAACGGTGGCGAGTACGAGGGCCAGCCCTACGAGCTGCTCGACTGGCAGTGCTTTATCGTCGGCAGTCTGTTCGGCTGGAAAGCGCCAGACGGGTACCGCCGCTTTCGCGTGGCCTATGTCGAGACCGCCAAGGGCTCCGGCAAGTCGCCGCTGGCCGCCGGTGTCGGGCTCTATGGCCTGACCGCCGACGACGAGCCGCGCGCCGAGTGCTACGCGGCCGCCACGAAAAAGGATCAGGCCATGATCCTGTTTCGCGACGCCGTGGCGATGGTCGACCTGTCGCCGGCGCTGCGCACGCGCATCCTGAAAAGCGGGCGCGACGAAAAGGTGTGGAACCTGGCCTACGTGGCAACCGGGTCGTTCTTCCGCCCGATCAGTGCCGACGATGGCCAGTCCGGCCCGCGGCCGCACATCGCGCTGCTCGACGAGATCCACGAGCACAAGAACGCGCACGTGGTCGAAATGCTGCGCGCCGGCACCAAGAGCCGGCGCCAGGCGATGATCTTCATGATCACCAACAGCGGCACCGACAAGAACTCGGTCTGCTGGCACTACCACGAATATGCCGGCCGGGTGTGCGCCGGCGAGGTGCAGGACGACAGCTTTTTCGCCTACGTCTGCGCCCTCGATCTGGGCGACGATCCGTTCAAGGACGAGGCCTGCTGGGACAAGGTCAACCCCAGCCTGCGCTTTGGCCTGCCGGGCCTGAAATACCTGCGCGAGCAGGTGCGCGAAGCGCGCGGCATGCCCTCGAAAGAGTCCACCGTGCGGCGGCTGAACTTCTGCCAGTGGGTGGAAGCCGCCAACCCGTGGATCTCGCGCCATATCTGGGAGCCCGCCGGTGCCAAGTTTGCACTGGAAGATTTGCGCGGCCGGCCCTGTTATGGCGGCCTGGACCTGTCCAGCACGCGCGACCTGACCGCCCTGGCGCTGGTGTTCCCGCCGGTCAAGGCCACCGACAAGTGGCGCCTGCTGTGCTGGTTCTGGCTGCCGCAGGACACGCTGTTGCAGCGCGAGGAACAAGACCGCGTGCCGTACACGTTATGGCGCAACCAGGGCTGGCTCGAAGTGACACCCGGGCACGCCATCAACAAGATGCACGTGGTGCAGCGCCTGATGTCCATCGCCGAGCAGGTCGACGTGCGCGAAGTGGGATATGACCGCTACCGCATCGACGACTTCAACGCCATGGCCGACCAGGCCGGGGTCGAGTTGCCGCCCATGGTCGAGTTCGGCCAGGGCTACAAGGACATGACCCCGGCGCTCGATGAGTTCGAACGCAACCTGGTCAACGGCGAGCTGCAGCACAACGACAATCCGGTGCTGACCATGTGTGCGGCCAATGCCGTGGTGGTGGCGGATGACGCCGGCAACCGCAAGCTCACCAAGCGCCTGGCCACCGGCCGCATTGACGGCATGGTGGCCGCGGTGATGGCCATGCGGCGGGCTTCGCTGCATGCCGAAGAGGGTCCGAGTGTCTACGAACAACGCGGGGTGATCGTCGTATGAACAAGCTCGAAAGCTGGGTCGCGCGGCGCGTGGTGGGGTGGTTATCCACCCGCTCGCAAACCGGCAACGGCAACGACATCATCAAGATGATCACCGAGGCCTGGGGCGGCGGCAAGACCGCTTCCGGCGTGTCGATCAACGAAGACAAGGCGCTCACCATCGGCGCGGTCTACACCGCGGTGCGCATCATCAGCGACACCATGGGTGCCTTGCCGCTGCACGTCTACCAGCGCGACGAGCGCGGCCGCAAGTTCGCGCAGCGGCACTGGGCTTATGCCTTGCTGCACGACTCGCCCAACGAGTACCACACGTCGAGCCAGTGGCGCCGCATCATGATCGCCCACCGGCTGCTGTGGGGCCGCGCCTATTCGCGCATCGACTGGCTGAAAAACGGCGCCGCCGGCGCGCTCTATCCGCTGATGCCGTGGACCGTGCAGACTCGCCGCACCGAGCGCGGCACCCAGTTCTACCGGGTGCAGCTGCCCGACGGCCACGAAGACCTGCCCGCCGACGAAGTGCTGCACTTCCCGGGGCTGTGCTACGACGGCATCGACGGCGTGTCGGTGATCCAGAAACAGCGCGAAGCGCTCGGGTTGTCCAAGGCCATGGAGGAATTTAGCAGCGCCTTTTTCGGCAATGGCGCCAAGCCCGGGGCGATCCTCGAAGTGCCGGCGCGCATGAAGGAAGAGGCGCAGAAGAATCTCGCGTTGTCCATCGCCGAGAAGTTCGGCCGCCCGTCGGACGCCTTCAAGGTGATGGTGCTGGAAGAGGGCAGCAAGCTGCACACCTACACCATGCCGCTCGAGGACGCGCAGCTGCTCGATGCGCGCAAATTCAGCCGCGGCGAGATTTTCGGCTGGTACGGCGTGCCCCCGCACCTGGGCGGCGACACCGAGAAGTCCACCAGTTGGGGCACCGGCATCGAGCAGCAGGACATCGGCTACGCCAAGCACACCATCACGCCCCTGTGCGTGGATTTTGAGCAGGAGATCAACCGCAAGCTGTTCGGCCGCGGCACCGGGTTCTATTGCAAGTTCAACCTCGACGCCCTGCAGCGCGGCGACTTCAAGAGCCGCATGGAAGGCTACAAGTCCGCCGTGGGCCGGCCGTTCATCAGCGTCAACGAGGCGCGCGAGCTCGAGGACTGGAACACCATCGACGGTTATGACGACATCGCCCTGCCGCTCAACACCGGGGTGGGGCCCGGCGAGGAACCCCCGGCCCCCGGCAGCGAGCCGGCGGGCGGTGATAGCGGGGCGGATGACGACGGAACACCACCGAAACCCGAGCAAAAGTCCACGCGAAGCCAGCAAATCAACGTGAACCATGCCCCGATTACCGTCAATTTGCACCAGGGCGAGATTCGCACAGTGGTCCCGGCGCAACCGGCGGCGCAGGTCACCGTGAACAACCAGGTCGACCCGGTGCGCCCGATCGTGCATGTCGCGCCCGAAGTGCGCAATGAAATCCGGGTTGATGTGCCGCCGCAGGAAGTGAACGTCCATCTGCCGGCGCGCATCGCCGAATCGAAGATCGAATACAACGCCGCCGGCGAAATCGTCAAGGTGAGCCAGACGGAGCGTGACGCATGACCATCCAGTATTCGACCGCCGTGCGTAACGCCAAGCTCGATGCCGTCGAAACCATCATTGGTTCGGCACCGATCATGGAACTGCGCAGCGGCGCGGCCCCGGCTAATCCGGCAACGGCGGCCAGCGGCACCCTGCTCGCGCAAGCCGCCTTGCCGTCGGACTGGTTGACTGCCGCCGCGGCCGGTGCCAAGGGCAAGAACGGCAGCTGGTCGCTCACGGGCCTGGCCCCGGGCGGCACCATTGGCCACTTTCGCATCTACGAATCCGGCAGCCCCTCGGTGTGCCACATGCAGGGCAGCGTTACTGCCACCGGTGGCGGCGGGGACATGACGGTGGATAACACCAGCATCGCGGCTGGCCAGGCGGTCACCGTCAACAGCTTCACCCTCACCGCCGGCAACGCGTGAGGGCCAATAGCGGGCTGGTCCAGCTGCCCAGCGGGCTGCTGGTCTCGCAGAAAAGCTGGATCGACGCGCAGGAGCGCGCGGGCATTCCCCGGCGCGTGGCCATCGCCAATGCGGTCCAGGCCACGCTGTCCAATGACAGCATCGTGGTCACCCCGGGCAGCGGGGCCACGGTCGCCACCCATGCGGTGAGCGGCAAAGAGCACCAGCTGATGATGAACGCCGACCAGTCCGGCCACATCATCGGGTCCAAGCCCACGTTTTTTGCGTTGATCCCGTCGCAGGTGCATGTGGCCGGGGCCAACACCGTGCACTGGGATTTTTTCAACGCGGATGCGGCCTTCATCATCCGCGTGCTGTCTATCCTGCAGATCCCGAACATCACGACGGCCGTGACCGGCATCGTGTTCGACTGGCTGCTCGAGCGCACCACCGCGGTGGGCACCGGGGGTACGGGCATCACGCCGTGGGCGGCCGATACCAGCAACACCGCGCTCGATGCCGACGTCACCTGCCGCTCCAAGCCCACGGGCGGGGCCACGCAGAGCACCGATTTGCGCAGCTACTCGATCAGCTCGGAAGAAACCAACGCCGCCACCATCCAGATCGCCAGCCAGGGCGGGCTGGAACTGGTGCCCGAGCCGCTGCGCCAGATCAACTGGGGCCACGGCATCGTGCTGCGGCAGAACCAGGGCCTGCGCTGCGTGCAGGTGAACAGCTCGAACGCCGGCAACACCGGCTGGCTGATCGGCTTCACGCAGGAGTGACATGAGCCTGCTGCTGTTTTACGGCGCGCAGGCCGAGATTGCCGCCGACCTTGCGGTCACCGACGCCGACGACACGCTGGCGGCAGATGCGGCCCTCACCGTCGCCGGCGCGCTGGCACAGACCGACGCCGACGACAGCCTGTCTGCCACGCTGATCCCCACCCCGGTGACGGCGGATTTGGCCGTGACCGAAGCCGACGATCTGCTGGCCGCGGCCGCGGCACTTGCCCTGGCGGCGGACAGCGGGTTCACCGAGGCGGGCGACACGCTGGCCGCAGATGCCGCGCTGGCCATTGCGTCGGCAGCGTCACTGACCGAAGCCGCTGACACCCTGTCCGCGGCGGCCGTGCTGCTGATCGGCGCGGTGGGCGAAGCGGGCGACATCGGCTTCGAGCCCGACATTGACGAGGACGACGACACCCTGTCGGCCGCCGCCACCCTGGCGTTGCGGCTGGATCTGGGGTCGGTCGAGCAGGATGACACGCTGGATGCGCAGGCCGACCTGGAAGGCGACGCCGCCGTGCCGGTCGCCGTGCGCCGGCCGGGCCGGATTACGCGGATCGAGCAGCGGATCGCCGCGGCCGCCGCGGCCCGGGCCCAGCGCAACCGACAAGCCGTTGTTCTTCACTTGATTCAATAGGAGTCCCGCCATGGACAAGAAACCCGCCGACAACGAATTCGAGCGCCGCGCCTTTGTGATGGATGCGCTCAAGATCGAGGCGCGCGCCGACGCCAAGGAAACCCGCCGCATCGTCGGCCACGCCTCGGTGTTCAACCGCGATGCCGACATCGGCGGCTGGTTCCTCGAGCGTGTCGCGCCGGGGGCCTTCAAGCGCGCCATTCGCGAGGACGACGTGCGCGCGCTGTTCAACCACGATTCCAACATCGTGCTGGGGCGCAACAAGGCCGGCACCCTGAAGCTGGCCGAGGACGACGTGGGCCTGGCCATCGACATCGACCCGCCGGATACGCAATGGGCGCGCGACCTGATGGTCAGCATCGAGCGCGGCGACATCAACCAGATGTCGATTGGCTTTCGGGTGCTCAAACAAGAGTGGGACGAAACCGGCGAGGTCGCCAAGCGCACCTTGCTCGAGGTCGAGCTGTTCGATGTTTCGCCCGTGACCTTTCCCGCCTTCGTCGAAACCGATGTCGGCCTGCGCAGCCTCGCGGCTTACCGCAAGACGCAATCGCCGAAAGGGCTCACCGCGCCCGGGCCCGATCTGCGCGCTCTGATCCAGCGATCGCGCGATCGCGGCAACTTTTTAAAGTAGCACCCGCTGTACCGCCCGTAACGGCCGCCACCTGGCGGCTTTTTTTATTTAAGGAGATTCATATGAAGCGCAGTTATCTCGTACTGAGCATTGCCCTCGTGGCCGTGCTGGCGGTGCCGCTGTTCGGACATGCCGCCATTCTCGACCCGTCGTTCCTGATGCCCGACAACCTGGTGCTGCTCGGCCAGTACGTCGTCACGGCCGGCGCTGCGGCCATGCCCGCCGACCTGTTCCTGTCCAAGCGCCTGCGCCAGGAGCGTGCTTCGCTGGTCGAGGAAAACCGCAAGGTGCTCGACCGCATCGCCACCGAAAAAGACGCCGCGCGGGTCAAGGAACTCGAGGCCGAGTGGGACAAGCGCGACCAGGACATCATAAACCAGACCGCCGCCATTGCCCGTGCGGAAAAGCAGGAAGCCCTGGACTCTGAGCTGAACACCTCCGCCACCGAGCGCCGCAGCGGCCGCGAGGCCCCGGCGTCCAGCGCGCAGACCGAAGCGCAGCATGCCGACGCCAAGGCCAAGTACAAGCGTGCCTTCTGGGACGGCATGAAATACGGCGTGCAGGCGCTGGACCCCGACGAGCAGTTGCTGCTCACCCGCAACTTCCGCAAGGTCGACGGCGAGCCGATGAGCACCGGCGGGCGTGAAGTGCGCGCCATGTCCAGCACCAACGCGGCGGGCGGTTACACCATCCCCGAGGGGTTCTACAACGAGCTGCAGGGCAACATGCTGCACTTCGGCGGGGTGCGCGAACTGGCCCGCATCTGGACTACCCCCACGGGTAACTCCGTGCCGGTGCCGACCGTGGATGACACCGGCAACGAAGCGGCGATCGTGGGCGAAGGCAGCGCGCTGTCGAGCCCGCAGGACCCGACCTTCGGCGTGGTCACCTTCGGGGCGTTTACCTACCGCACCCTGTGCCTGGTGCCGCTGGAACTGCTGCAGGATTCCGCGTTCGACCTCGAAGCCTGGGTGCGCAGCTGGATCGCCGAACGGATCGCGCGTGGTACCAACCGCCACTTCACCACCGGCAACGGCAGCACCCAGCCCAACGGCGTGATCCCGGCATCCTCCAGCGGTGTCACCGCTGCGTCGGCCACCTCGGTCAGCTACGCCGACCTGGTGGACCTGGAGCACTCGGTCGATCCGGCCTATCGTCGCAGCCCGCAGGCCGGCTTCATGATGGCCGACGGCACCATCAAGGTGCTGAAGAAACTGGTGGACCTGGACAGCCGCCCGATCTGGGCGCCGGGCATTGCCGTGCGCGAGCCGGACACCATCCTGGGCTACAAGTACGCCATCAACCAGCACATGGCCGCGGTGGCCGCTTCCAACAAGTCCATCGCCTTCGGCGACTGGAGCAAGTACTGGATTCGGGATGTGTCCGGCATGCTGCTGATCCGCGCCAACGAGCTGCACATCGCCAATGGCCAGATCGGGTTCTACGCCTTCAGCCGCCACGATGGCGACATCGTCGATGCGGGCACCGATCCGATCAAGCACCTGACCCACCCGAGCCCGAACTAACCAGCACTAAGGGCACGACGGGCCCGCCGAATGAAAGCGGCGGGCCTTTTTTTGAGCGCATCCACCGGTGCGTTCAAACAAAGGAGTCCCATGAAAATCAAATTCACCGAACCCGTGGCCGGCGCGCGCTTTGCCTACCGCAAGGGGCAGGTGCGCGATCTGCCCCCGGGCGTGGCCAAGGAATTCATCCGGCTACGCCAGGCGGTGAAGGCGCCCATCGAGGCGGCCGTCACCGGTGCGCCCGAGCAGGCCGTGTCCCGCCCGAACCGCCTGCAGCGTCTGTTTAACTGATGGTCTACAGCCTCACCGTCAAGACCGCCGCCGTCGCCGAGCCGGTCACCTTGGCCGAGGCCAAGGACCATTGCCGCATCCTCGACGACGTCACCGACCAGGATGCGTTGATCAGCGCGCTGATCGTCGCCGCGCGCGAGTGGTGCGAGAACTTCACCCGCCGCTCATTCGTGCGCCGCACCTACGAAATGCGCCTGGATAATTGGTTTGGGGGCGACCGGTGCCGTGAGATTCTGCTGCCCCGCGGCCCGGTGTCGAGCGTCACCCACGTCAAGTACACCGACAGCGCCGGCGCACTCGCCACCCTGGCGGCCGACCAGTACCAGACCGGGCTCTACGACATGCCCGCGCGCATCGTGCCCGCCTTTGGCGTGGTCTGGCCCACGGTGAAGCCCGGCGCCGTGGATGCGGTGCTGATCGAATACGTCGCCGGCTACGCGCCCTCATCGGACAGCCCCACCGATCATGCCGCGAACGTGCCGGCCTCGGTCAAGGCGGCGATGAAGCTGATCGTGGGCCACCTCTACGAGCAACGCGAACTGTCCGCCAACTCGGCGATTTTCGAGGTGCCCTTCGCCGTCAAGGCGCTGCTGGCACCGTTCGAGGTGCGCGACTACCGGCTGGAATGAAGCCGGTCTACTGGCCGGTGCCGCGGCTGTGGCCGGGCGAAACCGTGGTGCTCATCGGCGGCGGGCCCAGTCTCACGCCGGCGCAGGTCAATGCCTGCAAGCATCGCGCGCGGGTCATCGCCATCAATGATGCGCTGCGCCTGGCCCCGTGGTGCGACGTGCACTACTTCTGCGACGACCGCTGGTGGCGCTGGCACCACCGCAGCGACTGGTACAAGGCCTACACGGGGCTGCGCATCACCCTGGAAAACCTGCACCTGGCCAAGGAAGACCCGACGCTCAAAAGCGTGCAGAACGTCGGCCGGCCCGATGCGCCGAAGCAGCCCACTGAGGCCTTGTGTAGCGAGCCCACCGGCGTGATGCCGGGGCGCAACAGCGGGTACCAGTGCATCAACCTGGCCGTGCACCTGGGGGCAAAGCGGATCCTGCTGCTGGGTTTCGACATGAAGGGCGTGCTCGCCGGGCGCAGCGTGCGCACCCACTGGTTCGGCAAGCATCCGGACCCGACGGCGGATTCGGTGTATGCCGAGTTCCTGCAGCAGTTCCCGAAGCTGGTGAAGCCGCTGGCGGCCCTGGGCGTGGACGTCATCAACTGCAGTCCGGATTCCGCCCTGGGCTGCTTTAAAAAAACAACGATCGAAGAGGCACTCGATGCACCGCGCGTATTGCATGATCCGGGCGCAGCCGCATTATCGGCGTGACGCCTTTGTCAACGGACTCACCGCCGCCGGCTGGAAGGTAGAGAGCGTCTATCCGACCGCGAAGCCCGGGCCAGGTGACGTGCTGGTGATCTGGAACCGCTACGGCGAAGGCGAGGCCGTGGCCGACAAGTGGGAAAAGTTAGGCGGACTGGTGTTCGTCGCCGAGAACGGCTATGTCGGCCTCGATGCCGCCGGCGTGCAGTACTACGCGCTGTCGATTTCGCAGCACAACGGCGCCGGGCCCATCCCCACCGGCGATGGGTCCCGCTGGGAAAAACTCGGCATCGAAGTCAAGCCCTGGCGCACGGACGGCCACGCCCTGGTCATCCGCGGCCAGCGCGGCATCGGCAGCCGCCTGATGGCAAGCCCGCCGGATTGGCACAAGCGCGTGGGCGCGCACCTCGCCAAGCTCGCCGCGCGCAAGGTGGTGGTGCTGGACCACCCCGGCAAGCCGGCCTGCGACCCGGAAGTCGTCGCCTGGCTGTGCAAGAATTTCGAGCAGGCCCACGCCTGCCTGGTGTGGAGTTCCGGGGCCGCGATCCGCGCCCTGATCGAGGGGGTGCCCGCGTTCTACGCCGCCCCGCACTGGATCTGCGAAGGCGCGGCCTTGAAGTGGGGCGGGTACCCGGAAACGCCCCGGCGCGACGATGCGGCGCGCCTGGCGGCCCTGCAGCGCATGGCCTGGGGCCAGTGGACCATCGACGAGATCACCACCGGCGAGCCCTTCGTGCGGCTGCGCGAGCTGAAGGCGGCCGCATGATCGTCGGCTATCCCACCCCCGGCAAGGGCAAGGCGCGCGTGATTCTGGATGCGTTCTGCGCCGGCGCCGGCGGCCGGGTGGCCGAGGCCATCCCGCCGCAGTTGCACGATGGCGCCGCCGCGTTCTACGGCATCACCGAGGCCACCCGGCACCTGTGGGAGCAAGCCAGGGCCGAAGGCCGCGACTGGGTGTATCTGGACAACGCCTATTTCGACGGCTGCCGCCAGCCGCCGCTGATCAATGGCTACTTTCGGGCGACGTTCAACCGGCTGCAGCACCCCGGCACCGGGGTGTCCGATGGCCAGCGCCTGGCGCAGTTGATCAAGGCCGGGCTGGTGCAGGAACCCAGGCCCTGGCGTTTCACGGGCGCCCACATCGTGGTGGCGCCGCAGTCGGCGCAGTTCATGAAAACCGTCGCCGGCTACGCGGGCAACTGGGTGGAAGACATCCACAAGGCCATCCGTGCCGTCACCACCCGGCAGATCACCTGCCGCCCGTGGACGGCGGACAAGGTCGAGCAATACCGGCAACTGAAGCTCGACCTGCGCCAGGCGCGCGCGGTGGTCACGTATTCCAGCGGTTGCGCGGTGACGGCGATTCTCGAAGGCGTGCCCGCGTTCGTGATGGGCCAGGACGCGATTTCGCGGCCGGTTGCCTTTACGGATCTGCGGTACATCGAAAAAGGCCCGCCGCCGCAGGCGCAATGCCTGCGCCGTCCGTGGATGGAAGTCGTTGCCGATAACCAGTGGACCCTGGACGAAATGCGCAGCGGCCTGTGCTGGAACATGCTCAATGCCTAACGGCTGGTTCGCGATCGAGGGCATGCAGCACGGCGCCCGCAGCGTCGAGGAACAACTGCAGGGCCTGGCCCCGGCGCTGGCCGTGGCCAGCGGCAAGACCGTCTATGACTTCGGCAGTGCCGAAGGGCTGATCGCGCTGGAGTTCGTCAAGTTCGGCGCCGCCTCGGTGCGCGGCTTCGACAACAACGCCGTGTTCCTGCATGCCGCCCACCAGGTGCGTGCGCGGCTGCCAGCCGCGCAACAGGGCCGGGTCCGTTTCGAGCCCTGCGACCTGCGCGAGACTGGCGCGATTCGGCAATTGCCGGCGCGCGACCTGGTGCTGGCCCTGGCCATCCTGCACAAGCTGGCCGACCCGGAGGCCTCGGCGCGCGCCATGGCGGCGCTGGCGCGCGAGCGCCTGGTGGTGCGCCTGCCGCTGGGTTCCGAAGGGGTGGTCCAGTACAAGCACGGCAAGGCGCGCTGCGATCTGCGCGCGGTGCTGCCCGAATGCGGGCTCACCCTTGAGCAAACCCTGCCCGGCCCGCGTGGCGAATGGGTGCAACACTGGATTCGAAAAGACTTGGTTGGAAACCCATGACCGCGCTGCTCCCGCACACCGGCCCGCGCAAGCGCCTGTTCGGCAAGGCCGCCGGCTGGCTGCACCAGGTCGACATCCTGCTCGATGTCGGCGCCGGCATCCGCCCGCAGGCCCTGGTGCCCTGCAGCCGCCATATTTGCGCCGAGCCCCATGGCGAATATGCCGATGTGCTGGCGGCGCACGGGTTCGAAGTCATCCGCGCGCGGGCCACGGAAGCGCTGGCCCGCATCGACCGGGTGGACACCATCGTCGCCCTGGACGTGATCGAGCACATGGAGCGCGACGAGGGCGAGGCCTTCATCAAAGCGGCGGTGGCCAAGGCGCGCCACCAGGTGGTGATTTTCACGCCGCTGGGCTTCATGCCGCAGGACGGCGGGGATGCGGCCGACCCCTGGGGGCTGCAGGGCCAGCACTGGCAGGCGCACCGCTCCGGCTGGACCCCGGCCGATTTTCCCGGCTGGCGTTGCCTGATCGGCAAGGACTTCCACAAAAAGCATAACCACGGCGCGTTTTTCGCCATCCATACCCGGAAGACATGAACGCCTTCTCCAGCCTCAAAGCCGCGTGGCACATCGAGCGCATCGCCGATCTGCGCGCCGGGCGCGACGTGGCGCCCACGCACGTGCAGCTGATCATTTCCGACCTGTGCAACCAGGATTGCCACTTCTGCGCCTACCGCATGGAAGGCGGGTTTTCCACGGCCAACTTCGCCGATGAACAGGGCAACAAAAACCCCAAGCGCTTCATCCCCACCGCCAAGGCGCTGGAGATCCTGGACGACTGCGCCGCGGCCGGGGTGGGGGCGATCGAGTTCACCGGCGGGGGCGAGCCCACCGTGCACCCGGAGTGGGAGCGCATCATCGGCCATGCCCAGGCGCTGGGCATGCAGACCGGGCTGGTCACCAACGGCGTGCGCCTGAAAGACCAGCCGGTGCTGGCCAAACTCACCTGGCTGCGCATCAGCCTCGATGCTGGCACGCCCGAGACCTACCAGCGCATCCGCCGCAGCCACGCCTGGCCGCAGGTGATGCGCGCGCTCGAAGCCGCCGGCAAGCTGCAAGGGCCGTTGGTCGGGGTCGGGTTCGTCGTCACCCGCGAGAACGCCGACGAGCTGGCGCAGTGCGCGGCCCTGGTCAAGGCTGCCGGCATCCCGTACCTGCGCGTCAGTGCCATGTTCAGCGAGCAGGGCGCAGAGTACTACAGCGGCCCCTGGCTCATCACCATCAACGCCCAGCGCGCCGAGGCCGCCGCGCTGCAGGATGCCCGCTTCAAGGTGGTGGATTTTTTCAGTGCCCGGGTCGAAGACCTGGAAAAACAGGCGCCGGATTATTCGTTCTGCGGCTACCAGCAGTTCGTGGTCTACATCGGCGGCGACCAGAAGGTCTACACCTGCTGCACCAACGCCTACACCCCGCACGGCGAGATCGGCGACTTGAAGCAGCAGCGCTTCGCCGATTGGCTGAAGACCACGCGGCGCTTCGATTTCGATGCGAGATCCTGCCACCACTGCCAGTTCAACGATCGCAACAAGGTCATCGGCTACATGGTCGGCAAGCCCGAGCACGTCGACTTCGTATGAAGCCGTTCGTATCCCTGATCCTGCCGTATTGGCAGCGGCCGGCAGCGGTGGAAAAAGCGCTCGTCACCCTGAAGCCGGAGCTCGAACGGATACAACTGGAAATCATCGTTGTCGATGACGGCTCGCCGATGCCATTTGTCAGGCCGCCGGAGTGGTCAGACATCGAGGTGGTGCGGCTGCCTCTTAAGGATCGTCCGCTGAACCCTTGCGTGCCGATCAATCGTGGCGTGGAAGTCGCGCGGGGAGAATACATCGCACTGTCCTGCGCCGAGATTTTGCACAGCCAGGGCCCGGTTCTGGACAAGCTGCTGTGGCCGGTGGAGCACTACGGTAGTGAGCTATACGTCACGGCTGGCTGCTGGTCGCCGGATGAAAAGCGCTGGCATGCGCACTCCACTGTGCCGCCGATGGCCGATGATTTCCAGTTACCGATCGGGTCGCACTTCCACTTCATGTCGATGATGCACCGCTCGCTGTGGGACAAGGCGGGGGGCTTCGATGAGGAATACCGCGAGGGCGCCGGCTACGAAGACGCCGATTTCCTCATGCGCTTGCAACGAGTCGGTGCCAAGTTTCTGTTGCGTGACGACGTGGTCGTGGAGCATCCGCGTGCCGGCACGCGGGCCGCGTGGACGCGCGCCATGCACAAGCGCAATGCCGAACTGTTCCGGAGCAAGTGGTGCTGACCGTCGCCTGTGTCGAGTGGGGCAACTATTGCGGCAAGGGGCGGCGCTACGTCGACAATCTGTTCGCCGGCGTGCTCCTGAACCTGCACACGCCGTACCGTTTCGTGTGTCTCACCGACGATCCGGACCGCCATGCGGTCGACACCATCCGCCTGACGCCGGGCGCAACCGGCTGGTGGAACAAGCTCGAGCTGTTCCGCCCGGGGCTGTTCGAGGGCCGGGTGCTCTATCTCGATCTCGACAACTTCATCGTCGGCAGTCTCGACGCCCTGGTGCAGCACAAGGGCATCATCCACCTCGAGCAGTGGGGCTGGAAGGTCAACGACTACGGCAGCGGCGTGATGGTTTGGGATGCCGGCGAACATGCCGAGGCCTGGGAACGCATGAATGACCCACCCATGCCCGCCGCGATGCGCTTTCGTGGCGACCAGGACTGGCTGACCGCGCTCGGCGGCTGGGACGCGCTGCCGGTGCCGATGGTCTGTTCGTTCAAGTACCACTGCAAGCCCACGCCGCCCGCCGGCGCTGCGGTGGTGTGCTGCCACGGCCCGCGCAAGCCGCATGTGTTGCACCGCGCCGACCAGGAAGCCTGGCTGCGCCCGCTTTGGCCGGCGGCGTAGCGCGTGGGCTGGGGTGATGAGCTCATGGTCACGGGCCAGGCCCGTGTCCTGCAGGAACGCGACCCCAGAAAGGTGCGCGTGGTGTACGAGCGGCCGCGCTGGCATGAGGCCTGGGACAACAACCCGCGCATCGCCGGCCGCGACGAGGTGGGGGATTTTCAGCAGCTGCGGGCGCGTGATGGCTACCGCCGCCCCTACATTGCCGCCAAGGGGGAAACCCAATGGACCTGGCAGGCGTGGGGCCCGCCGGTGGGGGAGCTGTACTTTAGCCACGCCGAAACCCTGTTCGGCGAAAAGCACGCCGGCCGGGTGATCGTCGAGCCGACCCTCAAGATGGGGGCCAGCCCCAACAAGCAATGGCCCTGGCGCAACTGGGAGCAGCTGGTCGCCTGGCTGCGCAAACGCGGCATCAAGCCCGCGCAGCTGGGCACGGTGAACACCCAGCGCGTGACCGGGGCCGATTTCATCGGCACGGCCAGCATGCGGCAGGCAGCGGCGGTCATCGCCCGCGCCCGCGCCGTGGTGGTGCCAGAGGGCGGCATGCACCACGTCGCCGCGGCCACCGGCACGCCGGCGGTGGTGATTTACGGCGGCTACATCGCCCCGGCGGTCACCGGGTATGCCAGCCAGCGCAACGTGTTCATCAACGACCCCGCGCACCCGCTGGGCTGCGGCATGCGCGTGCGCTGTCCGCATTGCGTGCAAGCCATGGAACGCATCACGCCCGAGCTCGTGACGGGCCTTCTGGAGACCTTCTTACAATGAAAAATATCGGCGGCGTCTGGCTGCCCGACAATGAGACGCACCTGGTCGAGTGGATGCAGAACCGCAACCAGGTGGTCGACGGCAAACTCACCTACCAGTACCACAAGCTGGAAGCGGCCCTCAAACACGTCAAGCAATTCCGCGCGGCGATCGACGTCGGCGCCCATTGCGGGCTGTGGAGCATGCACCTCGCCAAGCGGTTCGCCATGGTGCACGCCTTCGAGCCGGTGTTCGCGCACCGCGAGTGCTTCCATGTCAATGTCGGCCCCGTCAATGCGTTGCTCTATGCCGTCGCCCTTGGCGCGCAACACGGCCGGGTGGCGATGCAAACGGCGCCCAGCAGCAGCGGCGACACCACCGTCACTGAGGGCGATGACGTGCCGCTGATGATGCTGGACGAATACGACTTTCACGAGGTCGACTTCATCAAGTTGGACTGCGAAGGCTACGAGCTGTTCGCCCTCATGGGTGGCGAGCAGACCATCCTGCGCAACAAGCCCTGCATCTGCGTCGAACAAAAACCCGGCAAGGCCCGGCAATTCGGACTGGGCGAAACCGATGCCGTGGCGTGGCTGCAGGAACGCGGTGCCAAGCTGCGCGCCGAGATCGCGGGCGACTACATCCTGTCATGGGACTGAACGAGCTCGAGGTGTTCATTGGCTGGGACGCGCGCGCGCGCACCGCCTGGCAGGTCTGCGAGCGCTCCTTGCAGCACCACGCCGCCGACCCGGTGCCGGTGCGCGCCATTGGCCGCAAGATGCTGCAGAACATCGGCGCCTATACCCGGCTCACCTCGGAAGTCGATGGGAAATTGCTGGACCACCGCAGCAACGAATTCTGCAGCACCGATTTTTCCCTGGCGCGCTTCTGGGTGCCGCAGTTAGCCGGGCGTGCGGGCTGGGCGCTGTACTGCGACAGCGATTTCCTGTTTCGGGCCGATGTGCGCGAGATCCTGGAACACGCCGACCCGAGATACGCGGTGATGGTGGTGCCGCACCAGCACGAGCCAACGGATACCAGCAAGATGAACGCCCAGCAGCAGACCGCCTACTTTCGCAAGAACTGGTCGAGCCTGATGCTGTGGAACCTGGCGCACGCCGGCTGCCAGCGCTTGAGCCCGCACGACCTGAACACCTGGCACAAGCATGACCTGCACGGCTTTCGCTGGCTGGCGAGCAACGAAATCGGGTTTTTGCCGGAGCCGTGGAACTGGCTGGTCGGCGTGAGCCCGACCCTGCCGCCCTCCGAGCCTTACCTGCAGCCGCCGAAAGCGGTGCACTTCACCAACGGAACCCCCGACATGAAAGGCTACGAGCGCATGGCGTATGCCGACGAGTGGCGGTCTTACCAGCAGCCCGCGGAGCGTGTGGCATGAGGGCCGGCAAGCTGCGTCACACCATCACCCTGCAGGAAAAAGCCCACTGGGTGCCGGCCGGGTCGATGCTGCCGGGCAAGGCCGGGGTTTTGCCTGGCGTTGCCAGTAACTATTTTTCAACACCGGACAGTGCAGCGCTCGACATCACTGGCGACATCGACATCCGCGCAAAGGTGATGCTGAACGACTGGACGCCCACAGGCAGCCCCTATATCGTAAGCAAGAACGGCGTGAGTTCGGCTTATCACTTACGCCTGATTGGCGGCACGGGGCAGATCAGGTTTGGCTGGTTCGATGGCTCGACTGCGCGCACGGCAGATTCGGTTGGCGGCACTGGATTCGCGGATGGATCTACCCACTGGATTCGAGCCACCATGGATGTGGATGCGGCGGGGTCTCCCTCTGAATATGCGGTCAAGTTCTACACCAGCGAGGATGGCATCACCTGGACGCAATTGGGGGCCACGAAAACTGGCGCGGGTCCCACCCAACTTAGTGTAGGCACCGCAGTGCTTGCGGTTGGCATGTTCACGAACGGGACATCTGACCCCCTTGATGGCCACGTTCACTACGCCGACGTCCGCAACGGCATCGACGGCACCGTCGTCGCCGAGTTCGACCCCTCTGACTGGACGAGCGGCAGCACCTGGACTGCCGACACCGGCGAAGTCTGGACGATCAACAGCAGCGGCAGCCCGTCGATCGGCATCGTCGCAGACACGCCCAAGGTCAACGGCGCCGGCCAGACCGGCGCTTCGCTCATCACCGACGGCTGGAAGCCCAATGCCAGCGGCGTGCTGCTCGCGGGCGACTATGTGGGCACGCCGGACGAGCTCAACATCGTGGCGGCCAATGTCGATGCCGATAACTACGGCAACGCCACCCTGACCTTCGAGCGCGCCCTGATCGCATCGCCCGCCGACAATGCCCCGCTTGACTTTGACGGCCCGGACAATTTCCCCTCCGGCGAGCCGGGGGACACCTGGCAGACGTTCCAGGCCGCGATCCCGTGCTCGATTTCGCCGCTCTCCGGGCGCGAGCTGTTCGCCGCGCAGCAGTTCAACAGCCAGGTCACGCACAGCGTGCGCCTGCGTTATCTGGCCGGGGTCACTGATCAAATGCGGGTGAAATACGGCACGCGGTATTTCACCATCCACTACCTGCGCAACCTCGAAGAGCGCAACATCGAACTGGAACTGCTCTGCTCCGAGGGGCTGGTCGCGCAATCCTGATGGCCGACACCGGGTTCACGATCCGCGGCGGGGCCGAGCTGGAAAAGGCCCTGCGCGAACTGCCGGTCAAGCTGGAGCGCAACATCCTGCGCGGCGCGCTGCGGGCCGGGGCGAAGGTGTTCGAGCAGGAAGCCAAGCGCCGAGTGCCCACCCGCACCGGCAAGCTGCGTGACTCCATCCGCGTGTCGGTGCGCGCGCGCCGCGGGGCCATCGTCGCCATGGTCAAGGCGGGCGGTGGCAAAGAGCGCGTGTTTTATGCCCACCTGGTGGAGCGTGGCACCGCCCCGCACGTCATCCTGGCCGGTGGCGGCACGGCCGGGGGCAAGCTGCTGGCGGCCGGTGCCCGGCTGTTCGGCGCCAAGGTGGACCATCCGGGGGCGGCGGCGCGGCCGTTCATGCGCCCGGCGTTTGACACCCAGGCTGCGGCGGCCCTCGAGGCGGTGCGCGCCTACATCGAAAAACGACTGGGACAGGTGATCAAGTGAGCGTGATTCGATGAGCGCAGCCTCGGAACTGAAGGCCTACTTCACCGCCTCCAGCGGCCTCACCGCGCTGATCGCCGATCGCGCCTATCCGGTCATCATCAAGAAAGGGGCGCTGCTGCCCGCCGTGGTCTACACCGAGGTCGATGGCATCCCGCAGAACACCCTGCAGGGTCACGACGGCGGCCTGTGGAACATCCGCTACCAGGTCGACGTCTATGCCGACAGCTACGACGAGGCGCACGCGGTGGCCGCCCTGGTCAAGGCGGCCCTGCCCGCCGAGGGCGCCACCTTCAAGGCGCTGCTGCTCTCGCGCTCGGACCTGTACGAGGAACAAAAGCGCGTGCACCGCGTGAGTCTCGATTTTTCGGTCTGGTGGAAAGACGCCAGCATTTAGCCGCATTTAACACCGCATCCCGTCAAGGCCGCACCGGTGACGTTTCCGGCGCGGCCTTTTGTTTGTCCGTCCGCCCCGGTTGGGGTTTTTATCTTAGGAGGTTCACATGGCATCGCTCGCAGTTTCCAGCCAGGGTACGAAAATCTACATCGGCGACTTCGCCTCGCCCAACCAGTTCACCGCCATCCCCGGGGTCACCGGCATCAGCGGCCCCAGCGCCCAGGCCAACCTGATCGACGTCACCGATCTGGATTCCACCGCCAAGGAATTCCTGCCGGGCCTGAAGGACGAAGGCGAGATCACGTTGGATCTCAACTGGACGCCGGACAACACCGTGCACCAGTCGCTGCGCTCGAACTTCACCAACCGCACCAAAAAGACCTTCGCGCTGGATTTCTCCGACACCGCGCCGGTCACCCGCTGGCAGTTCGACGGCTACATCACCCAGTGCCAGATTTCCGGCGCCGTGGACAACGCCTTGAAGGCGCAGGTGACCATCAAGATCACCGGCGCCATCGTCGAAACCAACCAGTAACCAGCCGATGCTGACCAAAGAGCAGATCCTGTCCCGGCCGCGCATCACGCAGGTGGTGCCCGTGCCGGAGTGGGGCGGTGAGGTGCGGCTGCAGGTGATGGGCGGCAAGGATTTGATGGACTACGAGGCCGGGGCGAATGATGACGCCACGGTGCTCGATCGCTGCAGCCGCATCCTGGCGTTCACCCTGGTGGACGAAGCCGGCCAGTTGCTGTTCACCGAGGCCGACATCGCCGCCCTCTATGAAAAAGAGGGCAAGGTGGTCACCCGCCTGGGCCACCTCGCCACGCAGCTGAACCGGCTGCGCCTGCAAGACCTGGAGGACGCCGAAAAAAAATCCGAGCCCAGCCCAAGCGAAGGTTTCTCTTCAACCTCTGCCTGGAGCTGGGGATCCCGCATCCCGACTATCTGGCGCAACTTCTGGATTCTCGTCAGATCACGGAGTGGATCGCGTACAAGCGCGTTCTTCACACGCCCGAACCGCAGTCCCCGGCCGCATTCCGTGCCGGGTTAAAGCACCTGGTCAGCCGCACCCAACACTGAAGGGAATCCCATGGCCGCAGACAAAATTGGCGGGTTGCTGATCGACCTGTCGACCAACGTCGCCCGCCTGCAGCAGGACATGCACCAGGCCGCCGGCATCGTGCGCCGCGCCAGCGACCAGATGGGCACGGCCTTGAGTTTCGTCAAGGGCCTGATCGGCGGGCTGACGGCGGGCCTCACCGCCGGGGCCTTTGCCCTGTTCGTCAAGGGCACGGCCAACGCCGCCGACGAGCTGGGCAAGCTCTCGCAAAAGGTGGGGGTCAGTGTCGAGTCGCTGTCGGCGTTGAAATACGCCGGCAAGCTGGCCGATGTGTCGATGGATTCCCTGTCCACCGGGGTCAAGCAGTTGAACAAGAGCATCGACGAGGGCGACAAGGCCTTCGCGCGCATGGGCATCAGCTTGACCGATGCCAACGGCAAGGCCAAGACCACCGAGCAGGTGCTGGGCGAAGTGGCCGAGAAGTTCGCCGGCATGGAAGACGGTGCCGGTAAAACCAGGATTGCCATGGACCTGTTCGGCAAGGCCGGCGCCGATCTGATCCCGCTGTTAAACGGCGGCGCCGCGGGGCTGGCCAACATGGCCGAGGAAGCGCGCAAGGCCGGGCAGATCATCACCACCGAAACCGCCCGCGCGGCCGAGGAATTCAACGACAACCTGACCCGCCTGCATGAGCAGCTGCAGGGCATCGGCAAGACCATCGCCAATCCGCTGATCGGCAACCTGGCGCGCATGACCAGCCAGATGCTGGCGGCCAAGGACGCCACCGGGTCGTGGCTGGAAGCGCTGTCGATCGGCTTTTCCAGCACGCCGGTTTCCGAGCGCATTGTCGACCTCACCCAGAAGCTGGACCGGCTGCGGGCCAAGCGCAAGGAACTGGCCAACGCGGCCCCGCAGGCGATCGACCCCTTCGGCATCCCCACGGGCGAGGGCAGCGTGGCCGAGCTGGGCGACCAGATTGCCCAGCTCGAGCGCGAGCTCGGCACCCTGCAAAAAATCCGCGAGCAGGTCAACGCCGCGGAAGCCACCGGCGGCGGGGGCAAAGGGGCGGCGCCGAAGGAAGGCGAAACCGAATCCCAGCGCAAGGCGCGGCTGACCGCCGCCGAGCGCGCGCACGAGAAGGCCATCCGCGACAAGATGGCGGCGTTGAGGGCCGAACGCCAGTATTTTGCCGACAGCGAGTCCGCCATCCAGGACGCGATCAACGCCGGCGACAAGCAGAAGGAAGAGAACATCAAGGCGCGCATGAAGCTGTTGCGCGAAGAGCGCGCCTACATGGAGCGCAGTGACGACGCCATCCAGGATGCGATCGAGGCCGGCGACAAGGCCAACAAGAAAATGGCGGACGACCAGAAAAAGGCGTCCAAGGACATGATCGACGCCATCGAGGGGTTCGGCCGCCAGACCTCCAAGGTGTTCGCCCAGGCCATCGTCGACGGCAAGATGAGCAGCGACACCCTGAAAGACGTGTTCCGCAGTTTCTTCCAGGAGATGATCGAGCAGCAGCTCTATAAGGGCTTTTTCCAGCCCATCATGGGCGCGGCTGGTGACTGGTTTGGCGACGCCATCGGCGGCCTGTTCGGTGGCGCCAAGGCCAGCGGCGGCCCGGTGGACGGCATGAAAACCTACCTGGTCGGCGAGAACGGCCCGGAGATGTTCACGCCGGGTGCGTCCGGCCACATCACGCCGAACCACAAGCTGGGCGTCGGTGGCGGCATCAACGTCACGATCGTCAATAACATCGACTCACGGTCCGATATGCAGACGATCATGGGCATGACGAATATGGCTGTCGGCCGCGCCAAGTCCGAAATCATGCGCAGCATGCAGCGCAACGGCAGCTTCGCGAAAGCCACCCGATGACCACCTTGACGTTCCCTGACATCGGCGCCCCGGCGCGCCTGCGCTGGCGCCTGCTGTCCAACACCCTGGTCGGCATGTCGCCGCTGTCCAAGTCGGTGCAGACCTACGAGCTGCCCGGTGCGCGCTGGGGTTTCACCGCCGAGTGGCCGCCGCTGCGCGAGGAACAGCGCCGCCTGATGCGCGCCTTCCTGGCCGAGCTGGGCGGGCAGGCGGGGCGCTTCGCCATTCACAACTGGGAGCAGTCCGCGATCGAGGGCAGCGGGTTGTTGGGCAAGTATGGAATTCTGCCTGGCGTATCCAGTAACTATTTTTCAACACCGGACAGTGCAGCGCTCGACATCACTGGCGACATCGACATCCGCGCAAAGGTGATGCTGAACGACTGGACGCCCACAGGC